GGCTGCAAGGGTCAGGACGTCGGTAGTCCACTCAGTAGGACGCTCACCGCCAAACAGGATCGCATTGTCGATCTTCGCGCCCATGGCTTCACGTACACGGGGCTGAATCTCGCCCATGATGTCAAAGCTGGAATCAGCCAGCACTGCCTCGGGTACAGGAACGATAACAGCCAGTTCTGCGGCGGTCATGTACACGTTGTCCCACTGCTGCTTGCTGGTTTTCTTCATACCGGTGTCGCCGTTGACCCAGTAGGCCAGCGGCAGCATGGACAGCACGGGAATCTTGGTCTGGTTGCTGGTCATGTTTGCCAGACGGGTGCCCAGCTGCATGACGGTGGAGTTTTTGGGAACATCCTGCTGGATGGTGTTTACCAGCTGCTCACGGATAAGCGCTTCGGCGTTCTGTCTGGTAATAGAATCGATAGCCATAAATCATCAACCTTTCTGGCCGAATGCTGCGCGGAATGCGGCATTTGCGGCCTCATGTGCATTTGCGGGCTGACCGGGTGCGCCGGTCGCCGATGCGGAAAAGCGTGCGACGCCGCCGTCCGGCAGGATCGCGCTGGGGTCTGCTTCCTTGAAGGTCTTGACATAATCATCAAAGCCCAGGATCTCACCATCCTTCATGGCAAAATCCTGAGCCTTGGCGTCTGCCAGGAATGCCTTGCGGGCACTCTCGCTGGAAAATTTCAGGCCGGATGCCTTGCGTTCCAGAGCATAGCCCTTTTCGAGGGCAGCGACCTGAGCTGCGGCATCGGTCTTGGCCTGCTCGGCCTTGTTTTTCCACTCCGGGTCGTAACCCTCAAGCTTGCTGTTTGCGGTGGAAAGCTGTTCGGTCAGGGTGGTCTTCTCGGCCTTCAGGGTGGTGATCTCGTTTACCTTGGCCGTGATATCCGCGCCGTGCAGGTTCATGATGCTGTCCAGCTGCTCCGGGGTGATGCCCGGAATGATCTTACTTACATCTTCGCGTTTCACTTGCGGTGTGCTCCTTTCTCTTGTCTGTATAGCTGATAAGTCCCTTCTGTTTGGTATCGCGGTTCTCATTCCGCACGGGACAAAGGCGGGATACGCGCCGCCTTCCGCATGGCACCGTATGCAGGAATCGAACCTGCGGCATCCGGTTTTGGAGACCGGCGCTCTGCCAACTGAGCGAATACGGCATGAAAAAAGCACGGTGCGGTCTGCATCGTGCTTAAAAATGGGCAAAAGAAAACCACGGTGCGTGTGCATCGTGGTTTGGATGACATCAAAGGATGATGTCTTTTACGTCTTTAACTCCGCTTACAATGCCCTTTGCCAAGGCAGCAGCCTGCTTCATCAGGCTGTTTTCCTGAAGGTATTCCAGACCTTTGAGCGTGATTTTGGGATGCATGGGCGGCTCGATGTGTTCCGGTTGCCGGATGTACTGAACGATGTCCAGACCCTCAATATATCCTGCACGCTGAAGCTGGATCAGCAAGGCCTGAAAGCGGTTCGGATTTGTGCCAAAGCGTTCTGCGTTGAATCCTTCGCTGTCGAAGTCCTCAAAATCCATGCTCTGCTGCAAGAGTTTTAGGATGCGGTAGATGATGCGAAAATCTTCCATGGTACACCTCCGGTTTATTCGCCCATTTCCTTGTAAACGTGACAATTGAGACAAATCTTGTGAGCTTCATCCCATCCGCATGGCGGGGTCTTTTCCGGCGGCAGCATTAGGCTGTCATTCCCGATGTTGGAAATATCCCAGCAGAGGCCGTCTGCAATTTTATGGTTAAAAATGGGACAGAACACCTGAGGATCAGGGATAGGCGTTGTATTAAAAACCATGCTTCTTCATCACCTCTACAACTTGTTTGCCGCCATCATCCAGCCAGCCAACTGTGCCAATAGACCCATCCTGCCGGATAACGATAAATCCTTTGTCGGAATAATAGGAATGCTGCGTACCATTTCGCTGCCGGATAGCGAGAACGGCGTGCTCGGCAATTTCATTTGCCTGCGCCAGACTGATCTGCCGTTTTCCCATCTGTTCCAGAGCGTGGCCTTCAAAATTGAGCACGTCCGGAATGGCGGGCGGCGAAACAGCAACCCCGGTCAACTTGATTTTACCAGATTCACGTAGGGCAGTCAAATCTTTGTTGACGGCGTCCAGACGTTCCTGTTTACGGGCGGTATAGCTCGCTTTGCTGGCCTCACTCCGCCCGAACTTGGGCACGCTGACGCGGGCGCTGTCCACACGGCCACCCGTGGCCTGCGTAAACTCTGCAAGGCTCAGACGGGCTGCTTTCAGGCGCACCGCAGCGTCGGTGGTGTCCACCCCGGCGGCTGCGTCGGCCAGATAACGCTTTTTCCAGCGGCGGACGTTCCGCTCCCGGGCGCGCTGCATCTGGGATATCTCGTAGGCGGTGTATTTTTTGCCGTTGTACTCGATGTCCCGGGCGTTCAGCTCCCGCAGCTGCTCCTGCGTCCATTGGGGCGGGTCGCCCAGCTCGGGGAACACCACGAAAAAGGTGTGGCGGCAGTTCCAGCCGCAAAGCCCTGCGCCGGTGCCGTAACCGGTGGCTTGCTCGAAATCGGGGTAGTGCTTTCCCTTGTAGTCCACAGCACCACCACGGTGAAAGCGACGCCCTTGCCACTCTGCGTGAGAAGGACGCGCACCGCCATGCGCTGTTGTTTCAAAAAATTCCACACCCATTTCATCGGCACGGGCCACCTGCAGCTTGCCAGCGGTCTGGTTCACACCGGTCAGGATGGCGCGCCGTGCGGCTACCTCGATGCTGTCCTTGTGGCCGCTGGGGTATGTCACTATGGGCATGTCGTCTGCAAGGCTGTCTACGGCCTGTTTGACGGCGGTTTTATAGTCGAAAGCACCGGTGCTCACCTTGAGCCATGCAGCGTCCAGCGTGCGCTCAAAGGCCCCTGTCACGGTGTTGGCCGTGGTGGCTGTGAGGTTCTGCCATGTGCCGCAGGTCTGGCGGGCACCGGCGTCCAGCAGGTTGTTGAGCGCGGCGCTCTCTTCAAAAGGCTGCGGCTCTTTGCCGTAATGGTAGTAAATCTCGTCCTCCCGCTCCAAGGCTTCGGTGGCAGCTTCTTTCAGCAGGCGGCGGATGGTGTTTTCGCTCTTGCCGCTGTACTTGGCCAGCAGCTTGACCACATCATTACGCACCGCTTCGGTCTGCTGGTAGCGCCATAACTGCCAGTTGGCGGTGGAGGTCACAGCATCCATTTTGCCGATGCGCCGGGCGACGTCCTGCAAAATCTCGTCCTCGACCTGTTGCCAGAGCTGCACAAAGGCGTCCGGCATTTGGTCGAGGTAGCTCGGCGGCAGCATCAGGCACCCCCGAAGGTGAGAGTGTCAGGGCTGTGGTTCTCATCATCTGCTTCGGCTGCAATAGCCTTGGCATCGTCCTCGCTGTAGCCCTCAAACTCCACCAGATACCGCCAGAACGGGAACTTGCCTGCGGTGACATAGCCCCAGTACATTTGTTTGCGCTCTTTGGGGTCGGAGATGATGCTGTCGTCGAAGTCAAAGGTCACATTGCAGTCACCCGGCGGAGAAACGGCTGCACCGTTGTTCCACTGGGCGTCCAACAGCTTGTTGATGGAGTACACCAAATCCGTCAGCGCATTGCCCAGCGCCCGCTGCAGATCCTTGACGGTGGTGTAGCTGCGCTGCTTGCTGCTGCGGATCTCTTCGGCGGTCTTGTCCACGTTCTGAGGATCGGACAAGGTGCCGTAGGCAAGGCCGCACTGGAACTCCACACGCTTGAGCATGGTGTCCAGGCCGCGGCGATAGCTTTCGTCGCGCAGGGCAGGGGCAAACACTTCAAACAGGTTCTTTCCAGAACCGTAAGAGCCACCAGCGACCCAGTGCCTATAAAGCCGTTCCATACGTTCGGGCAGTGAGCTTGTGCCGTCCGGATTTGTACGGATGGAACTTGCGTCTGCGTCAATTGCCAGCTGTCCACCGTCATACTCCCACAACAGCCGTCCATACTGTTCATCGGCATCATGGATGGTATCAACAGCGGCGGCATAAACGCTCATACCCAGCGGGGAATGCCGGTCAACAGGATTGCCATTGTACACCCTGAAATAGCCCCAAAGCGGGCGGTCTACACCGGAAAACTCCGTGTGCGGAGAGATCGCTGCCCATTCCGGTACGTCGGTCAGCGGCACCTCGATGCCGAGGTCTGCGCTGGTCATGGAGCGGAACGCCTTGACCGTGATGCTGTGCTTGCCATCGGAAAACTCGTGATCTTCCAGACGGGTATAAATGCGATTGCCGCGCACAAGGTGGTCATAAAAAATAGCCCCGGTCATACGGCCAGAGCTATCAAAACGAGTGGGACAAAAGCAGTCACCCTGCACGGCGTCAATCTGCACGCGGCCTTCCGCATCAATAAAAGGCCGGAACAGGATGCCGCCCAGCGCACAGCCATATTCCACCGGTGTGCGCAGGTCTGCAATGAAGGGCTGCAGCATGGCGTTGATATTATCAGCACGAGTGCTGCCGGATACCAGACACTCCATTTCCAGCGTGGTCAGGCGGGCCAGCTCCGACGCAACGCTCTGGGCCAGTTTCAGGCTGTGCAGAGCATTCTTACCGCCGTGGCACCAGGGCCCGCCGGTATCGTACATTTGCGCCCAAAGAATGATCGCATTCTCCATGCTGTAGGACACACTGGCGCTGACGGCAGTATTTTCACCGAACAGCAGCCGCGCTTTCTCCCGCAGCCATGAAAGCAGTTTGTCGAACATTATTTTCGTCTCCAGTCTGCCCAGCGGATCAGCGGGGCCAGTATCGTGTAGCAGAAATAGCGAATGTCATCCATGGCGTGGTCGTTTTCCTTGATGACGCGGTCTTCCTTGGCTTTGTCATCCCAGGAATATAAGCCGAACTCCCGGCGGGATGCCGTGCAACTCTCGTGGATAGTCACGAGCCCGGCCTGCATCAAGGATGCCACGCAGCGGATGCCGTTCAGCACGTCGTTGTCGGCGGGAATCACCAGATACTTGCCATGCCGCCGGATGGTCTCAATGAAGGATGCAGCGGACGGATCTACCACCACGGCCTGTATGTAATAGCCCTTGGTCAGGCGTTCCAACTCGGCATAGTGCTCTTCGTCGGTTCGTTGCACACGTTCAGCACGGCTGTCAAAATAGCTTTCCTTGATGCGCAGGGCCTTGCCGTCATGAATGACCCACAGGCCCATGCTGCAGGGGTTGTGCGTGCCGTAGTCAATGGACACATAAAACTGCCCGTCGATGTGGGAAGCATCACCG